TATAGATAGTTTTTCATGTTAACTTATATATCCTGTTATTAACGGTTACGCATTATTTCTTATTAAGATAAGGAGAAAGAATATGGCAGCAAAATTAGTACCTACAGTAAAGACCTCTTATAACTCTACTGAGATGATTAGAGGATTCATCGAAGGATGGAAAAAAGCATTTAATGAAATTCCTAAAAAGGAATGCATTGCAGTTTTATGGGCTCAAAATCAATTGGAAACTGGTGGAACCGTTTCCATGTGGAATAACAACATTGGAAACGTCAAATTCGTAGCCAGTGCCAATCCAGATAATGATAATGGTAAAGATTATATGATGTTAGCTAATGTATGGGAAATAGTAAACGGCAAACGTTTGGTATTTCAACCGCCACACCCAGCAACTTGGTTTAGGTCATTTGATACCCTTGGCGATGGCATTAGTTGGCACATGAGTTTCTTAATGAATAAACGATATAAGATTGCATGGCAAGCCGTTGTAGAAGGTGACCCAGTCAAATTCTGCAAACTATTACGTCAACAAGGTTATTACACAGCTTCAGAAGAGCATTATACCAAAGCAGTTATGGGCTATTTCAACATTTTCATGCGTGGGAAGACTTTTGATAGTGTTGTGGCTGAAATGAAGGCTGCCGAAGCTCCTCCACCACCACCAATTCCACAAGAAGCAGTTCAACCAATTCACAATATCACAATTCCAGAGCGAGAAATCGACCTGGGTAATGACGAGCCAGTTAAACTTTCACCCTGGCAAAAGGTCCAAGATAGCTTTTTTAAGCTATTTAAGCGCTAACAAATACCGCACCATTGCTTAATAATGGGACCAAGGCTTGTGAGAAAGCAGTTTTGGTCCTACAATTTCCTAATAACCTGGGGACATCTTCCAATATATAGGCTATTGATTCAAGAGTCTCATCAGAGAGGGAATCTATACCTTCTCTTAATTTTGGATCGACAGAATCTTCTCCATCAATATCATCAAAATACGTAGTGATATTAAAGTCACCATTTTTCAAAATGGTCTTTTTATTAGACCATAAGTCGGTAACTAATAGTTCGATCCAAGGAGCTACTTTATATTTCATTTGATTTCGACTCTTCTGCCATTCTGATGATTTTATGCAAATCTTCATTACGAAGCATAAATGCATCCCAATGCCCGTATTTGGATTTATATCCACAAACATACTTAACAGCTACCCAAAGCTTTTTAAAGAATGAGCGGTATTGATGTAAATAGACATGAGCATGAACAGAACCATCTTCTTTATCATAGATAAATTGGAGAGTATGTTCAGGAGATAAACATTGACATGTGAGGTGTTCTGTTTCCATATTACTTATTATTCTCTGTTGTAGCTTTACAAAATTCTATAACTTGATCATCTGAAAATTCATTACGAGCCATATTAGCTATGAATGCAATAAATCTCACATTGCCCTCAATATATCCTTTGGAATTATCAATACGATCTAGAGATGCATTATTTGGTAATTTTTTATTCCATGGATAGGCTGAATCTTTTGGCAAAATCAAATTCCATCCAGTAATTGGACAAATGCCCTCTTGTTGTTCCCAAAGGTTTTTCAAATATAAAGTTGTAATATTACAATCATAGCGTTTAGTTTCTAAGCTACGATATTTACCTCTATTAATATAGTATTTGAAAGGAGTAAATTCATCTCTTCTATTATCAGAAATTAAATTATCTATATTACCGGATCTAGGATTATCTAGATTATTTTTAATTGCAGCGCAATTGCGAGTACAGAAAAATTCTATTCGACCTTTTTTAATTTGTCGCCTATATTCTTTGTCCTCTTTTTCAAATTCTTTATTGCATTTAATGTTTGCACATACTATTTTCATTACTACCTCCACTCACTATATATCAGTGGTGGAGACGATGTGTTAATTTGTGGAGATGAAGGGAGTCGAACCCTTGTCCAAGACGCTTTCCGATAAAACACGTTACAAGTTTAGGATACTAAGAATGTAGTTTCCCACATTTGTGAATATCGCTTCACGAGCTATTCTCTGTTAATTTCACATTCAACCCCGTGACCGAATTGAATGCTATCTTTAGTAAATGGTGTTCTTTTGATTAGCAAAGATATCTCATCTCAGAACATATGGCGCTTATTAGGCGGCCATAGCATATGCATTATCGTTTGCATTTATTACGTTAATTGATTTTTTAACTCGGGTACAATCATCCGCGACTTGCGTTTTATTCAGTCTGTGCCCTGTCGAAACCAGGACATCCCCATATATTCAAATTACTTCAAGAGTCTTAACGTCAAATTCCCCTTCATATAACTGATCTCCAACAAACCATTTGCAGCATGCGAAGTCAAGTGTAGCATATTTGGTAACAGAAACTCGAAAATACTCGACAGTCATTTTAGGACCGCCAGATTTTAATCTAACAACATCGCCTTTATAAATCATAATAATTCCAATATGGAGCTGAAAGTGAGAATCGAACTCACGTAATCTCGTTACGAAGGAGATATAATACCACTATATGATATCAGCTTAATGTGGAGCTGATGTCGAGGATCGAACTCGAATTACGTCTTTACCAAAGACGAGTAATACCACTATACTACATCAGCTTAAATCTAAATATGGAGCCCACGGTCGGAATCAAACCGACGACATCTTCGTTACTAATGAAGTGCTCTATCAACTGAGCTACACGGGCTTAACAGGTTATTTTATCTTCCTCTATCCGCGCCACCATAAGCTTGATAGATATTGGAGCTAATTGAGAGAATCAAACTCTCGTGAACGGAGTACAAAACCGTCGTAATATCACTATACGAAATTAGCTTAGTGTGTTACATTATATAACACGATATTATTAGAAACCTAAATCTTTTTTGCCTTTTCTCTCGTCTTCCCATTCATCAATTTCAAAAGGCTTTTCTTTTACCATAGACAATGCCACATTTTTATACCCTGACATACTGACTCCACCAGCCATAATAAGCTTTAAATTATTCAACATCGTCTGAAGAGTGTTGGAATTAACTCCCAAACCTGTCATAATGTTAGGGTAACGTTGCCCAAAATATTCTAATTGAATTACGATTTTTTGAGCTTCTTTATACCAAGAATCTGCTTGTAGATCGTCTGCTATATTGGCCGCCGGTCTTCCAGAATTTTTGATAGAGTTGATATGGTTGAAAACCTGTTGAGCTCTATATTGATTTGGAATGAAGTTATTATACCTATCTACCTGCTCTTTTGCAGCAGAAGAAAGCTCTTCATAACTTCTTTTATCAAAGTTTTCTTGTGCTAACTTTTGAAATCTAACACATTTAGCATATAAATCATTTACTCTCATAACTTATATGACAAAATATGACATTCACCGCGCCTCATACCACACATAATAATTATTAAAATCGACCTGTCAAGGGGCGGCGTATTTTTTAAATAGCGATCATTACTTCTTGATTCCAGTCAAATGCCAACCTTTACAAGATGGACATTTATAGATATCCAAGTCTTTATTATCAGATAACAGTACTGCTGTTTCGGCGTCCCTTTTGGTATTATACCTATTCTTATTGGGGAACTCTAAACACTTTTTCATTAGAAGCTATCTTGCCTAAAAATATCAGCACCATTCTTAAAGATATTGGTTAAGAATGATTGATCTTTGGTAAATATAGGAAGTTCCTTGTTAACTGCCCATTTGTTTTTCATAGACCCATCTCCAACTATTTTGGGGATCTTATAACAGGCCGCTCCACGTCTAAATGAATGTGGATATTCATTAAAGTCAATATTGCATTCTTGATGCAGTAAATCGACCTTCTCATCCATACTTAATCCACTTAGCATCTCTTTAATGTTATTCTTATCATACTTCTTCAATAACTCATAGAAACAAGCGAATTGAATAGAGGTATGAAAATTATGTTGCTGTTTATACACGATAGTATTAATTGCTTCCATGATGTTTGGAACAGCAAAGGCTTGTGAAGTGAATACACAATCTCCGACCAAATTCAAATCTTTAGAAGCGGCATACGTGTTGAAATACAATGTGGCAATAGATGCTGTCACTGAGGAGATTTTTTGAAGCTTGTTGTCATACCAAGGGTTAGTATCTAAGTTTTGGTCGTTTCTAACTATAATCACAATTTCATCATTGTGTTGAAATCCAAATAAAGCGCCCTCAATCTCAGAACAGAGTTTGAGGGTAGTTGCAAGCATACTATCGAAAAATAGATTGCAGTAAGGCTTATCCAATAACGCAGTGGTTTTGGAAAAGGCTCGACCATTGATACAAATGACAATGGGTAGACGATTTAGTAATTTGTAGTTCGATAATTCCTGGTAGGAATCAATTCGATCTTTGAGTTTAGAATGTGACATTGTACTTACAACTATAACCTGTTATTTGATGTTAGACAGGTAATTAACAATTAATGTCTTGATGTTTCCCTCTACTTTTGTAGCCAATTGTCCAACTGGATTTGTAGATGGTAAATTTTGAAGAAATTGGTTGTTTTTCAAATTGTTTACTAATTCTGCGATTTCTTGTGGAGATAATTGTTTTTTAAACTCTTGCCCGTTATCAGTGAAAATTACATTATAAAGAGCCTTGCTAAAGCCCATCAAATTTTTTAAATCAGCAGATGGAACTGAAGTGAGTCCCACAGTAAAATTACTGGACTTCATTCGATTAAGATCTAATTGGCCATTGCTGCTATAAAAGATAGTGGTGTTTAATAAGTCAGCCAAAGCATTAATATATCCAATATTTCTGGAAGTAAACCCAATCACAATAGTGGGATACAAATTAGACGCAACGAAACTGGTCGGCGCCCCGCTAACTGATGTAGTTTCAGCTACTTGGGTAGTAGGTAAATCAGTAGTAGATTGAGCAATTTTTTGTAGGATTTTTAGACGTAGTTTACTCTTCATTTATTTTATGCGAAATAAATAGTAATACACCAATAACTATCCACATTCCTCCATAAACGATTAATCCATTTATAGATAGATCTAACAATTTACCCAGCATTTTTGCTCCGTTTCAATCGAAAATCAGCAATAGCGCTCTTAATCGCATCTTCAGCTAAAACTGAACAGTGTATCTTAACAGGTGGCAAACATAACTCTTCTACAATAGCAGAGTTTTTAATCTCTGCGGCTTCATCTAAAGTTTTACCTTTAATCCATTCAGTGGCCAATGATGAGGCAGCAATAGCGGAACCACAACCAAAAGTTTTAAAGACAGCTTCTAAAATGGTGTTTGTCTCAGGATCAACTTTGATTTGGAGTCGCATGACGTCTCCACAAGCTGGAGCGCCGACCAAACCAGTACCAACGTTTGGATCATCTTTATCCAAAGTTCCCACATTACGTGGATTCTCAGCATGATCAATCACTTTATCACTGTACGGCATAATTTTTACCTATGAATATGAAACTGTAAATCGTGCATTTCGTGATGAAGATTTTTCTTCTGTAATCCCCAAGCCATATATTTTTCTGGATAGAATTCATTTCTGGCCATAAAATATCCAGGCAAATCAAAAAACAATGAAGAATATAAATCAATATCTTCTGGTAACCCTATTGCAAATTGATCATTTAACCATCCAGGAGAGCATTGATTTTGAGCAATGTAAACTCTTCCCGGATTCTTTTGTTCTGGCATTGTAATTGGAGCATGAAAGATTAGATCGGGTCTACTTCTAACAATCCAATCATATTGTGTGCCAGTTTCTAACTGGAATCTTTTTCGTAACTCATTGGCTGCAAAAATCTTATAAAACATACTGGCCATGTGCCCAACATGTTTGGGTTGCCCTATTAAGTGGGGAGCGTATTGATTGCCTTGAGCCATTAGCTCTTGAACGAAATCAGACGACTCTATAATCATCTTTTTGGGCTGAAAAAGTTTTTCGACTGCTCCAGCTTGAGCGTGAGTTGAATTTAAATTGGGATCTGTTTTGTAGGCGCAGCTATATCCCATTTGGTCCCAAGTTGAGATAAAAATATCACAATCATATCTATCTAATAGATGTGCTTTTAATGATGGATAAGTTTCTGTAAACTTACGAAGATGTCCGGATAGGCAAAGGGCTATTTTCATTTGATAAACCCCAGGGCGCGTTCTAATAGATAATTATCTTGAACCAAGCCATTAGCTCGTCTAATAACATATCTGAAATTTACTTTAGCGATAGGAATCTTATTTACATCAACATTATATTGGAATATTTTTTCTGGATGCATATAGGCTCCAGCTTGAAGATATTCTTCAAGATTAGAATATAAAGAAGAGTATTTATCCATAATTGCAGAACTACCAAAAGCAAATTGGTCATTTATGCCTGCAAAGTTACCATGAAATGGTAAAAACAAAGAATCAAAATTACTAATAGAATCAGTTGGTAATGGAGTTTCTACAAATAAATCTCCTCGAAATCTCACCACTAAATCATATTTGAAATTATTTTCAGACTCATATTCTTGTTTTAATTTGTTGCATGCCTCTATTTTATAGATCATAGATACAATTCCTGAAATATCTCTATGATCAATTAGGCGTTTCTGCATTAATGGAGTAATTTCAAAATGTCTATTTGGTTCAATGACAAGTTTCTTAGGATTGTAAAGGAATTCTATTTTAGATCTGAAATTCTCTGTGTTGAATAAATGCAGTCCAGCGTCTGTATGTCTATAAGATAATCCTAAAGAATCCCAAGTGTGAATAAAAACATCACAATCATGTTTAGATAAAATGTGGTCATACACACTTTTGAAGTTATCTTCATAAGTTCTTAGATGTCCAGAAATACATAAAGCGATTTTTAGTCGTTTGTTTGGAATTTTGATAGTTTTTGGATTATAGCTTAGAGGCGCCGGGCGACCTTCTTGAATTTTACCTGCATATCTTGAAGACATATCAGGTAATTTCAAATCTACTTTGAATGGAGATGTAGTTGGTTTTCCAACAGCCAGTGAGGCTTTAGATGCAAACCAAATCCTTCTGTGATTGATATCACAGCTTTCATCGTTATTCTCTCTCCAATCATATACATAAGATCCAGAATTAAACTTGGCAGCATCTACTCTTTTGAAAGTAAAACCACACTCCAATAAAACTCTTTCAATGGCAGAAGCGGTTGGACGACAACTTACACCATTGACTGACAAATCATATACGTTTTTGTTTTCCGGTAATACAATACTCTTAGTGTTATCCAACACATCCATAACGGCTGTTTCCAGGATAACATGATTAGCAACCGAACATATCTGCCTAATATGTTGCTCATAATCTGCCAGATGACAAATTAGATCTAAATCTAAAACAATATCGAATTCTTTATTTGCAAACGGCCAATTATGATCTAAATCAGCTCGAACAACTTTAATGCCTTGGTATTTCTTTTGAGCAATCTTCAAATGCTCTTGACGTGCGTCTACAGCCGTAATATCAGCGCCCAATCTAAACAAAGCTCCGCTAACGTCGGCATGACCGCAACCTAAATCCAAAACTCTTTTTTGTGCAAAGAATGGGTGACCATAGTAATCAATGATGGCTTTGATTCTTTTTTGATTCCACTCTAAGTATCTTCCATCAAACATTATTTCCTTTCATAATGTTTGAGGAAATAATTCAAATCCTCTGGAGTGCCGAGCCCCCACATTGTAGCACAATCTTTAATCTTGATTCGTTTCTTATCTTGAATATATTCATTATAGACTGGACAAACATAGAATTCATTATTAACTCTAATGTTCTTGCTAATCATTTGCTCCGTATATTTGACGTAGTCGGAGCCTGATTTGAAGTAATAGATGCCAACTGTTGCAGCACTGCTGATAACTTTCTTTTCAGCCACCTCAACAACATAACCATCTGGTCCAACTTTAGCATAACTCCATTTAGGATTATCTGCTTGAAAAGTTAGAATGCCGCCGTCTAAATCATTAGCAGCCATGTAATACATAAAGTCACAACTATCCCACTCCACGAACTGGTCAGAGTTCGCAATTAGCAAGTGCTGGTCGTTGTTTATAAATTCTTTGGCAAGCAGTGTGGTACAAGCTGCGCCCTCGGTCAATCCAGAAGTTTGTACTATCTGACAGCCAGGCGCAATCAATGGCAATATGGTTCCCAGATTATATCTTGAATAATGATCCTCTTGAACCACAAAGATATAATTTCCATTAATGTTAAGATTATCAATGACTCTTTGAATCATTGGCATTCCGTCAACATCAATTAATGGTTTTGGTAATTGGTATCCAGCATTGGCAAATCGAGAGCCGGCTCCGGCCATTGGAATTAATACGTTAACGGTATCTTGTCCATACCACTGGATCCGAGCAGGTTTAGCAGAGTTAACACTAGATAAAATCCTGTCGTAAGTAAAATCCCAACTAGAATCAATACCACAAATGTGAGCACCTGATCTAACAGCGGCTTCTCTTCCATGCTTAGAATCCTCAATAATTAATGTTTCATCTGGATTAACACCAGCATCTACCATACATCTTAGGTAGATTTCTGCATTTGGTTTTTGCTTCTTAACATCATCATTAGAATAAATTTTATCAACTAACTCAAAGATGCCAAGTTTTTGTAAACCCAATTCAACCGTCTGTTGAATTGCATTGGATGCAACGAAAAACAAATAACCTTCAGACTTTAGCTTTGTGATAACTTGAACAATATTATAGTTGATATTTTTAAATCCACGCAATAATTCGCAGGTATGCTTTTGTTTTAAATCGTTGACCTCTTTAGCTTTATCCAAAGGAAATCCCTTACGCTTTGACAGCATATCCAGTTTTTTCTTTGTAGAGAGGCCATCAAAAAACTCAAAATGTTCTTCTGGAGTAATGATAAATTTTTCATCAATAGTTTTTAGAGCTCGATTCAGAGCTTCATAGTGAATATCTTTAATGTCTAAAAGGCATCCATCAAAATCTGATATGATAAGTTTAATCACTTTGTCTCCCAATTTCGCTTATAACTTTCTTTTATAGATGCGTTATATTGCGTTGTTTGGCTTAAACTTTAGATTCTTCTTAAATTCAGAAATATAATCAGAACAGATGCCGCCAGCCACCTTTACATCATATTCTTCAATAATTCTCTCAGGCATTACTGCAACTGATAAATTGCTAATTAGTGGTCTGCCTGGATAGGTCCAAATCCAACCTTGTGTAGTTAAGGTACAATCATCTGTATCATGGAAGAAACAATGAATATGTGGGTGATATGGTATCAATTCATGCAAAGCAGTAAGATTTTTAGCATGAACCCATAAATTGGGAGTAAAAAGAAAATCCAAAGGTATCTCATATTGAGGCTCATCGTGGCCCAATAAAAATTGACCTTGTTCTTTCCAAACATCAATTTCGCAATGATATCCGGCATTTATGGCCTCCATAATATAATCTGGATGATTTTCACGTTCTTTGTTGGGGCCAGTTAGGTTTCCACGATGAGCAATGAATATTTTAGACATATTATTTATAAGCCTTATATGATTCAGATTTTCTAAAATCTTCCCAGTGAAGATCATTTAGTTGACGAGTTACCTTCATTGCTTCATCAAAATCAGAATACTCTACTGAGAGATAGTTTTCTTCTTTAAAGTATTTTTCTGGCTGATCAACACAAACATCATTTTTATAAACCCAACGATTTAATTGATATCTGGGAACTAAAGGTGGGTCTTGACCAGGCTCTGTCTCTAATAAAAGCACCATGAACTCAGGACCTTTGTCGTATATTTTGTACTTTTTTGTAATCATTTTGTGGCTCTGAAAAAAATCCAATATTGATGATGATCTCCGGGTCCAACAGGGCGAATATCATATGTGAAGTTTGAAAAACCAATTTTATCCAAATCTAATTTCAATTCATCTGGAGATTCAACTCTAGTATCAGCGTGCCCATTAGTACCAGACGCATCATAATTGTTTTCATAATAACTAACAGATCCTGGTCTACCTATACCAAAACCCATTTGATGGCAAATAGACCCACCAGTTTTAAGAACTCGATAGAATTCTTTCATGAGATTAAACCTAATCTCATGAACACAAATATGTTGTAAACATATTGTGCTAAACACTACATCATAATGATCTGATGGAATTAGAGATAAGTCTAGGCCATTATTTTTATATAGTACTGGTGTCATGGTTAAATTGTTAGTTTTAAACCATAAACGTGCATTAATCAGATTAACATCAGAAATATCTACTCCATCAATCTGATTAAATTTTGAAGCAAATTTTACAATATTTCTACCAGGCCCACAACCAAAATCAAGAGCCGTTTTATATGATGTATCTACCCCTTTGAAAAGGAAATTATCATAGTCTGGCCAATTATTGTGTTCATCAAAAGACCCAACTACTGGACCTCTATTAATTGGGGTCCAGGTGGTGGCCTCATTATCATATTGAGCTTGCTGCATTTTAGCATATTTATCATCAATTGTCATTTAAACCTCAAATTGAAAATAGCCTTTTTCTTTATGGTTATATAGATCTTTTTCGAAAAAGGGATATGTAACATATGTCTCTATATGAGGCATTTTTTCTTTAGCAAGTAAAAATTCGAACTGAGGATGATCCCAAAAGGCAGCAGTAACATGCCATTTTTTCTCAAAAAACTTCAAAGAAATGTCATGATATAGGAAAGATGATAATGAACGTGGTAAAAATTTACCGTCAGGTTCTTGGGGTCGAGTTACTAACTTTTCATTAATAGTATTCCATTCTCTATGATGACACTCATCATTAATACTTGATTTATGACTATTATAAAGTCTTGCTCTTAAAAAATAATCAGCTTCTTGAAATCCTATATTGCAAAATCTTTCATCCCATATCCCTATGTTTTTTACTGCCTCACATGTATAACTACATAATTGATCTCCTGCACCAGAAGATATGAATGTATATTTTTCATGGTGGTACAGTAATCTACTATAAAAGTTGGGTTCATAAGTAGTATCGTCTTGAGCCGTAATTACAAGATCTGAATCAGGAGATGATAGATTTTTGAACCCATGTATAAGGGCTTGATTCCAATTCCTTGATAAATGGCCTGTAGAAAAATCAGGACGAGTTTGATTATGTAAAACTTTAACACGATCAGAAAACTGAGAATTGATTAAAAAATTTGAGTGATTATTAATTATATAAATTTCATTTTCGGGGTTTGTAATATAATCACTGTTAAATAGTGATACTAAATTATCATGAAGTTGATTAACTGCATCATATGTTACAATAAATAATTTTGTTTTCACTTAAAACTCTGCCACAGATCATTTACTTTAAGATCTTCAATAACATTCATATATGATTGGTGATGATCAAAATCATTTACTGAACCGCCTTGAGTACCAGTATCAGCTCTCATCTTAGCAACTTTAGCTGCCCAATACTCTCTACTACGTGTATAATAATGAGCAATAAATCCAATATTTTGAGTTGTTGGAGTATTCCAAGGTCCCTGGAATGGAATCTTATTTTCATTTACTTGCATCATTCCTGGCTTAAGGACTGGATGATGAGGGTCGTGCCAAGTATCTGGCAAAGCATGTTCAATCTGAACTATACTTTGAATATGAGTGTTGATTCCCGCATTAGCATCAGCACGTTTAGTGTAAGCTTCATAGGTAGATATGCCCGCTTCTGGCTCTACATCTCTTCCATTAGCCCCAAAACTATGCCAGTTTAAGCCTAAAGAAGGAAATCTTTCGTAATCCTGAAGCATGACTTTAATATCAAGTGTGTTCATTGGTACAACAACTTGATCGATATCAATGAATTGGACCCATTTACTTTTGCCTTGGAAATATTTAACCCCTTCACGCCAAGCATGTGCATGACGATTAGGTTCAGGAAAATGAATTACTTTGATGTCAGGTTCATTTTTATAACGTTCAGAAAGAGGGTTAGTAGAGCGATCGAAGAATAAAAAGGATTCAACTCCTAATTTTCGATGAATCTTTACGAAATCATCAATGTAGTTATCTTCATTTTTAACAATAGAGCAGCTGGATAGATAAAGCATTTGACCTCAAGTAAACATAAGTAATTTCTTTAAACGCGGCTCAAGATGCTTCTTGTCTAAATAGAATCCTGGATTATCTTGAATCACTTTCATAATCTCAGCTCTACATGCGTTAAAGACTTCTTCGTTAAAATTATTTTTTTTCATATTGAAAGCAAATCGATGAAACTTCATGATTCGTCTTCCATCAGTATGCCTACGACCAGATAGAGAAACCAACTTATTATGTTTAGGAGAAGTAGTTACTGGAATAACTTCATCCTTACCATTGTAAGTAAATGTAATTTCTGTATATGGCATAAAGACCAAACTCCAATTATCTTTTCTAAACTTATATTTAGTAAAGATAGCATTGACACTTTTAGCAGAAAAATACATAATTTCTTTGTTACTAAAATGTGTTGAATAAGTTGCATCTGGGAATTGAGATTGTACGAATTTTAATTTCGCCAAGTTGTATTCCAAAGATTCAACTTTCTCACTTACTTTCCTTGGCATTTAAGACCTTCTTCTGATTATTACAACTTCAGGACCTTTTTGCTCGGTCACTTCTTGATCGTTAGTATAACCGCACTTCGTGCACTTTACTTTTCTATTAATAGTTTTTTCTGGGCCGAGAAGATCAACTTCACCTCGGCAGTATTTGCAACGTAAAAATTTCATTCAATACCTCTTAGTTTATCAATTCTTTTGATAAACCACTGTATTATACGAGGAGTTTTTGCCAAATTTTCTTTGTATTCAGCATGACGGTCCCACGAATCGGCAATTCGTTCAATTAATGGGTTCCCACCTTGTGTTCTGGCTAATTCTCGATATCCATTAGCTTGAGCTCTTTCACTCCATCCAGGCTCAGGCTTCTTATAAACAAACGAATTTTGTTGTGATCCTAAATTCGCACGCAAAGGTGCGGTCATGGCATGAGCTAATCGTTGGACGCCTTCGCCCTCTCTAAGACCTTTATCTGAAAGTAAATCAAATATTAATTTGTCTTTTTTATCATCATCATTCATTTAATCACCAATAATAGTTTTTTTGAACTTATCCATATCCGCTTGAATAGAAATAAAAGCGTTTAGATTATCAGAACGGCGAGAGCCCCACTCTCCTTTATCTTTATATAGCTCAACTTCTTCAAATCTACAAACAGATTTGTCAATTGCTACACAAGCAGCTAAAGGATCATGAAAAGCCTTTCCAGATGACTTTTTATTGAGATATCGATCCATTCCATTATATAATAATGCTAAACCAATATTTTTATCTTTATGTGGCGTCATGAAGTCATGCATCTCTTGATCATAGATTACTCCATGACAAACATTCTTAGAGACAAAGTATCTTTTGGATATCTTATCTGATGCTAAGACTTTCAAAGCTGCCGGCATATCTCCGCCCAGATTGAATGTTGGGCAAGTTATTTTACCTTTGAATTTCGGTAAAACTAATTCTGGAGGCATGATGTTGTCTCCAGCAAATCCGCCTTGGACTACTATTGTATTCAACTTAACATCTAAGTCAAGGAAGTTAGCAATATTACCAAGTGAAGCGCCACAAACAATAGTTAAATCTGGATATTTAGTTATGGCGTCTTGAAGAACTCGTGCGCCAGTTCCATCAGGTTCTTCTGGAACAATTTTACCTAACCAATTATAATGAAACACAGAGACGCAATCTTTAGGATAAGAAGCGTCTCTGGAACCAACAGGAATATTTTTATTCAATTTAGCTAAGATATGTTTGACCAAACCAACTTGGTGTGTGGAACCAGGAGTAATTGTTACTGCAACCAGATTGACTTTGGGATGATTTGATAACAAACATAATGTCATCACGTCATCTGGGTCTTGAGTTTCCATATCAAAAGCTATATTAATCATTATTCTTCATCTTCAAAAGATACAATAGTAAAGCGATCATCAAGAATCTTTTCTAATTCCGGCTTTACATCCGACCAATTTAATCCACCAATTCCGCAACCTGGGCGTGGAATCATAATTCCTTTTAAATCAAATCTATCCACAATATCTTTCAATAAAGTAGCAGATTGTTTAATTAGTTGCAAATTAGCACCATCAACCAAATTATTAATGGTTGGAAAGCTAAATATCATGCATTTAAATTCTTTTGCCTTGATAACATCAATATCAGGCTGCATATATTCACCATCTTCATTTAGGAGACCTAAACAGAATGGAACGTTACTGCCGAACGTTTTAAGCATCTTGGCGAGCCGTCTTGAGGTCTCGGGCCATTTGTCAGCGCAAACCTTCGCACAACCCCCACCCATGACCGCTAAACCACCAGTGGTATAGTGCTGGTTAGTTGTAATACAAATAGCATCAACACCATCCTCATAGATGGTTTCAAACAAATCAGTTTTTATTTCTTTCATCACAGACTTTCGTAAGTAACAATCAAATCTTTTGCCATTTCCTTAAGAACTGGAGATGGGTCAATCTTTGACATCATCTTGAGTCTATCTAATATATCTTGTGGTGGTTTCTTTTCAAAATAGAACGCAGCCACTCCAATCATTGCCCCTTCACGTACAGTGGCATGAATGTGCTTTAAAAGCATTCTGAAAGGTGGGAGAACCAATGATTCATCGGTAACTTCGCCACCTAAAAGTTCAGCCCCAAAAGTTAACGTGTGAACGTCGCTGTTGGGGCTGATTAAGATGCGTGATAGCTCTTTAGGATTCTTTTGTGCCAAGTCTTTTAATTCATTTTCTGAGTATGTCATATTGTGAACCTTGATTGATAATAGGTTTGCTTTGCCTGGACTTGCACTATCTCCTTGGTTTCAAGGATTAGAGCGGTAAGTTTGCCTCCAAAGCAGCATCCAGTATCTAAACCATAGCAAGTAGTTCCCGGATAAATTTCCTCAATGAGAGGTGTTTCCATGGAACTGACGTTGTGGCCGTAGACGATTGACTCTGGACCTGTCCAAAATTCGGTCCAAAAATGTGCCTCAGCAAGCTCTTTTCCAATTTTGCTAATCTTCTTCAGACTAACAAACTTCTGATTTGAATCAATATATCGTAAATACATGAGATCATCTTTAGATTGTCGCTCTAAAGGAATACCCGGTCTCAGTCCGGCATGCACAATAATAGTATCATCTATCTTAATAGATGTTGGCATTTGTGCAATGTAATTAACATCTTCATCTGAAAAATTGGCATAGTATTCTTGGGAATCATAACTTTTCCCATTACTTCTAAACCACTTTAGAAACTTATACTCATGGTTGCCCATGACAGATTCTAAACCCATTTCTCTAGCTTTTCTAACAACCGCTACGGAATCTGGACCGCGATCAATAAGATCGCCCAACAAAATCAATCTGTCATAGGATTTATCGTAAGAGGTAACTTTGATTATTTCTTCAAACTCCTCTATACA